TCGTTAAAACGCTTCTCTAGTTCTTTAAATACTGCGAAGGCTTCTAGGCTTGAAGTAAAACCTAAATCTACGTTTCTGATTACTAAATCAATTTGATTTTGAATAACGTTAATTGAATCGGTAGTTAAACTTACACCGTTGTAGTTTTCTTCCATGTACTGTTGTTCTTCTCTATTTTGCATGATTTCTATTTTTTAAAGTAATAATAACGCTTTATTTTGTAATTCTGTTAACTCAAAACTTGCTTTAAGTTTCTCAACTGTATAAGTACCTTGTTTAATTGTTTCTAATGCTTTCTCAAATCTAGTATTATCGATTAATTCTTTACGTTGTGGCTGACTTGCTAATTGACCGTCGTCGTCTTGTGCTTGCATTGACAGTAAACTCTGTAAAGTGTATCTTCTAAAGTAAGTAATAGCACTTCCCATTGACTGAGGTGTTCCCCCTATTGGTAAATCAATATAAGACTCAATCATTTCTTTACTTTCAGCATCTACTATTCTAGTGTACACCTTACCGTTTTCTATTGGTTGTAATAGCACTAAACCTTTATTTAATAGGATTGTTTCAACTGTTTCAATTAATGCGTTAATATCAACGTATTTGTTTTTGAAATGTGGATTAGTTGCATTCTTTGTCGCTTTACCAATCTCTTTTTTGGCTTCTAAAATTTTCTTATACATATTATTTCTTATTAGTTTCTACAAATGTAATATAATTTATTTAACTACAAACTATCTTTAATAAAAAAAGAGTAAATTTCTTTACTCTCTTAAAACTAAATAGAAAATATGCGTTGTAAAGATAGTTATTTTATTACTAATAATTGATTTCTGTTAGGTCTTTTTGTTGTAAATGATACGTGACACCATTGATAGCCAAATTCATTAATTAATTGGTCAAATTCTAGGTTATCTCTAATCCAATCATGTATCTTTTTATTCTCTGCAACACTACCGGCATCTATGTCGATTGCTTCACCTTTACAATGTTGCGAGGACAAACTCCCTTTGACTGCACGATTAAGGTCTTTTCCCCTGTAAAAACTGTTTATTCTAAGTGGTTTACCGTACCATTCTCGTAAAGGTTCAAAGCATTTTTCAGCTACCGTCATCATAGCTTTTAAATGTTCTAATGTAGGTTCATTTTTAATACCTAATCTTTGAGCAGTTGCTGAAAATGTAGCTTCTTTAAATGTTATATGTTTACTAATGTTCTCCATTATCTATATTTTTTAGAATCATAGCAGTAGTTAAAATCAAAAACACTGCGATTAGTTCAACCATTATTTTAAAGTCTTTTGAGCGTGGTAAACTGCCTGTGTACCGAATACTGCACTAACTGTTTGTAAAGCTATTTTAATTAATGGTCGTGCATCAACTAAACCACTTTCAGCAATTGTTAAACTTGCCACCGATAAAGCAGTAGCAATTCTACCAGCTATTTTGTGTTTACGAGGTGTAGGCTTCTTAATGTTTTCTATTATATTCATAATTAATAAATTAGTTATATTTTACGTTATTTTTTTTTTATTTCGTCTACTAATACTTTGAAATACTCTGAGTTAGTTCGTATAGTGTTGTCCATGTGTGTTAGCTTATCTTCAAAGCGTTTAAAACGTTCTTCAAATAGTTTCTCTAGTTGCTCGTGGTTATGGTCTTTAGATGCTTTAATTTGATTAACCTCTACTTCTAATTTGATTAAGTTATCGTGGTTTTTAGCGTGGCTAGTAAATAACCTAGCAATTGCACCGACTATTACTGCACTTATTATACCTACAACTGTTTTTTCAAATTCATTCATTAGATAAAAGGATTTTCAATTACTGGTGGAACATATTCAAACTCAGTTAAATCTAGCAAGTAATCAAAGGTAGTATTTAATAATTCTGATTTATCACTTTCACTTAAAAACAAAAACCAATCGTTATTAATATCTTGAACACAATTAAAAAAAGTATTTTCATTGTAGAACACTCCTTGAATAGCGTTCTTTTGTTCTATTGTTAATTTATAACCTACCATGTTGGAATTGATAATGTAGTTAATAATGTTTCAATGCAAGTTTTAAGATTGGCTACTTGTGTAGAATCTAAACCGTCCATTCTACCGTAAATAGATATTTTACGTGAACTTAACCAAGTTGGAGTTCCATTTCCATTTTCAGCTCCAAGATAATCTTGTTGAATAGTTTGTATAGTTGAAACTTGTGTATCAGTCCCCAACAAAGTAGACTTATTATAAAGTTTAGTGACATTGGAAGAAGTACGAGAAATTAATTGTAAACCTTTTGTTGTACCTGAGTTTGCAAATGATTGCCAAGCATTAATAGAAAGACGACCATAAAAAACACCACTATATTTAGGTAAAAGATTGTCTCTTGTTGTTGTGGCATCTGAACCGATTTCGATTCCTAATTGATCGCTATCAGTTTGAGAGTAAACAAATAACGTCTTACTATTTAAAGAAGCTGAACTATTAGCAATAAAACCCGTTTGAGCAAAAGCACTTGTGCCGTTTCCTTGCATTCCATGACTATCATAACTCCAACCACTTGACAAAGTTAATACATTTGAAGCTGGTGAAAATAGATTATATTTTACTTTCGTAGAATCACCTAAGAATCCTAAGTATAAATACTTACCTAGTGTCCAAAGTGAATGATATTTTAAATCTAAAACAAATTGATTGATAGCGTTCTTTTGACTTACATCTGTTAAAGTTGAATTAGCCGTGAAATACGCTTGAGCATCTGCATCTATTGCAACACCACCACTTAATTTAGTGGTAGCACCTATTGAACTATATCCGTAGCCTACACCGTACATTATCCGATAACTAAAGCAACTGAACCACTAGTTAAAGTAACTCCACTAAATAGAACACCTAACCCCGTAATATAAGCACCTGCTTTAACTGCAGTTGCAGGAGTTGAGATATAACTAGATTTAACATCTGTTCCTGCTACTTTAATAGCACTAAACACCGTATCTTCTAATACTAAAATACCTGCAATTACTTTAGTTACTGCTGTTGTATCGTTGCAAATGTAAACTCCTTTACTTGCTACTAATTTGTCTATGTTTGGTAAACTCATTTTATTTTATATTTTATTGGTAAACTCTTATTTCTAAACTTGCAGAATTTAATTTACTGTCCACTCCAGTATTACTAGCATCTATTGTTTGAACTAAAACAACATTATCATTCGACCTTACAGAATAACCAGTAACAGAAGCACCAACATAGTTAAGCGTTAATTGTGCAAATGTTTTTGAAGCAGTAAACGCACCAGTCAAAGTACCGTTATAATCTCCACTAGCACTTCTTGCCCAAACTATTGTACCAATTGTATTTTCTAAAACTGTAACAGTAGGTGCAGAAGTCCCGCTTTGTGAAATTAAAGCAGAATAAACTTTATAAGGTCTTAAGTATTCAGAATTAACTTTTTTAGTATCGTATGTTGAACCGTTATAAACTGAAACCTCTACAAAATCAGTCGCTTTAATTGGTACACTACTAGTTGTTAATTCACTTATTCTTTGATTGCTCATCTTTTTCTAACTTCTTTAATAATAACGTTATTTTCTTTAAGTTGTTATTTTTAGCTTCTTTTTTCATATTAACCAACTTGTAAAATTAGTATCATGGTCTGGGTAAGTGTCATCATTTGAATTACTGTTATACTCAGGAAATGAAGATTGATTAAAACTCATATAACGAATAAACCTTTCTGTATAATGTTGTGCCAAACTAGTTTCTTTATCAATTAAAAAGTCTATTTCTGTTTTTTCTACGTTACTAGCATTTTCAGAACTATGTTTGAATATACCTTTAGCGTTAATCGTATAACTCGCAAATGGTAACCACTCGACCATGCTCCAATGAATTAACATCGGACGTACATAGTTAGTTAATAAAGACAAATAGTTTCCACTTAAAGTATTTGCTACTATATCAGCTTTTAGCTTGTTGAATAAATCAGTACCTAAATAATTAGCTATATGAATCTCTTGTGCAATCTTTACGTACTGAATAAACATATCAGTATCTATGTTGCCGTTTAAGCTAGTATGCTTAACTAAATCTGTTCTATTTATTAATAGTGCTTCTGCCATCTTTATTTAACGTCTGAGGGTAAATTTTTATTTCTAGGACTAAATCCTTTTAAAGGTAAGTTTTTAGGATAAATAGAAACTTCGTAAGGATTAGTAACTTTAAAACCTTTTATTTCTGCTGCTCTAGTTCCAATTTCTTCGTAACCGTTTTCCATTTTGTTCAAGTCTAACATCATTGTAACACGTTGCCATTTATGTGAACATCTCGCTCCACCCTTAAACTTAAATATATCGTAGTAATCACTTCCAAACTCTCCAAATCCTGCATTAACTTTCTTTGTTGCCATTGCTTCTACATCTTCTTTACGATATAGTTTGTTGGCGTTCATCATTACTTTGCAAAACTCTCTTTCGGGTGTTGGGTTACCCGTATATTTATATCTTACTTTAAAATATTTTTCTTTAACTAACTTGTCTTGTTCACTCTTTTGTGTAGGATTAGCACTACCCGTTGAAACTAGATTAATTGCTTTTTGAATAAAAGATAATTTAACCTCTTGTAATTTACTTTCAACCTCTTGTAAGTGTGTGTTTAATACTTCTTCATCTTCTTGTACTGCTTCACGTTCATCAATTACTATCCAACCCTCTTGAATTTCGTCTTCTGCTAAATCAATAATCTGTTGTAATTCGCTTTTTTGTTCGCTTAATGTTGTGTCTTGTGCAATTGCATCTTCTTTTTTAGCAAATTGGTCTTCAAATGGATTCAATCCCTCAAAATATAACTTTAAACTAATGTCGTTTACTGCTAATATCTTAGATATTGCATCCGTAATAAGTTGTTGAAATGGTTTAATTACTAGGTTATCAAATATAATCAATGAATTTTTTAACTCATCAGCGTTTGAACTGAATCCCGTACTTGTAGCAATACCAAAAATTAAAGGACTTGTAACGTTGTGAGCCAACATAATTTTACGCATACATTCCTCTGACAAGTAGTTATAGTGTGCAGGTGCTTCATTTAATGGAATAGACTCAATAGTTGTTGCATTATCCTTATTCTTATTGAATGAATAAACGATTTTCTTACCTTTTGAACCAGTTAATTTAGCGTTCGCTTTACGTTCTATATCTCTACGTTGTTCTTCTGTACCCGTACCACCTACGAAGTTAACTACCATTGTAGGCGAAAACCCGTTTTGAACGTCATTAATTAAGTAATCAGCTATTTCTTCTTCCATTACGGTATAAGGTAAACCACCCGTATAGTCAACATTAGCGTAATACTTCATACCAACCGAATAAGGTTTAACATAAAGTATTTCAATGTCCGACTTTCCAAAACCAAAAGCATCTATTCTTTTAGGTACAAACTTTCTTACATCCTCCCAGTTATCCGAGTAATAATACGCTTCAATGTCGCCATCTTGATTACACTTTTCAGCACGTAATAAATGAACTGGAATATGATATGCCTTTAAAACTTTAGTTCTACTTTTGTCGTAGTGTACTTGTATAGCACATTGACCTAATTGCTTAATCTCAACACACAACTTTCTAATGTCATCACTACTTATCAAAGTAACTAATTGAGCATACTCAGCAGGTTTTTTATTAGCATCTAAAGCCGTTAATCCTTTCCCGTAAATAAGTCTAGTAATGTTGTTTATTACAGCGTTATTTGTAGCTGAATTTACGTGCCTATCAATTAAGAATTGAAAGTAGTTATTATCCTCGCCATATTCAACCCAGTCTTCACGTGTACTTTCGTTAATAATCGGTGCTTTATATTCAGCTAGATTGATTACTTGTATTTTTTCGTTATCCATTAATCTAAAATTATGAAGTCATTTGATGTAGTTGTACTTGTGTACACATCTTTATTTATTGTATAGTCTGAAATAGTCTGATTAGTACAGTATATTTTATCAATATAAACTGGTGTAGTTGAGTTTAAAACCTCTAACCTATATGTATGCTCCTCAATTAGTGAGAAAGTAGCCGTAATCGTATGGTAATAGCTTACATTAGTTGAACTAGTAATGGCTACCGTAGTAGTTACATTCGTTTGTTCATCCGTTATAGTCATAGTTGTATAAGTATCACTTCTTGGAATGAAACTAAATGTTTGAGCAGTATTTTGTTCTCTTAAAACTATCATATCTTTAAAACGTTTAAATCAATAATTTGTTAAATAAAAAAGGCTACCTAATTAAAGATAGCCTTTCGTGTAGTAGTAGTTAATTACTAAGAAGTAACAATAGTAGCAGAACTAAATAAAGTCGCTAATGTTGCCTCAGTTGAACAATTCAAATGATTTGCTGGTATTCTTTCCATTCCAGTAAATGTAAGTTTATAACCGTTAAAATCTCCCATTTGAACACCGTTTTCAATTGATGCTTCTGTAACATCCATTCCAAACTCTAAACCAGCTAAGAAGTATTGCCCTTGCCTATTTCTTACAACAATGTGTGGTCTACCGTAAGATAATAATTTAACCATCTTAGTAGTAGCTACATCTTGTTTTTTCAAGTCAATAGTCAAAGTTTGCTCAAAGTAAGTTGTTCCGTTATCTCTTGAAGAAACACCTTTTTGATTAAATGAGTTATTACCTTTTAAAGAAAACTTATAAAGGTTAGTAATATTGTTTACATCAGTAATCATATCCGTAGAAGTTCCGTCGTACGTTAAATCACTTTGCATAGTAGGATTGAAGTTTGCAATGTAAATGATGTCAATACCACCTACCGCATCTTTACAACTCTCTGCTCTACCGTTTGCTAAATCACAAGCCATAATTTTAAAATTTTATTTATTAAACAAAAAAGGGAAGGCATTTAACCTCCCCTCTTAAATACTAATTATCAGTTAGTTACTAATTTGCGGCGTTAGTAATTCCGTATGTGACGATATCTCCTACTGAGTGGTAACCAACTCCAGCAGTTGCTCTCATAACGAAACGTACATTTTCAGAACCATCTAAGTCTGCCATATCAATCACTTTTACCAAGTTTTGGTCATTCATCAAACCAGTCGCAAAAAACAAGTTATCTACTGTTGTAGCGATTGCAGTGTTAGAAGCTAAACCATTAGCAACAAAGATTTTTACACCATCAAAAGAAAGGTCTGCTACGTTTTGATACCATTGTGTACCTTGTGCATTTGAACCGTTAGCACCTAATCCTGAAGCTCCAAAACCTCCTAATGCTCTTACGTATGCTCTAGCGATATTTTGAGAAACATAAATGTATAAATCTTCACGCCCGTAAAGTGCAGCAGGAATTGCATCAACAATTTTACCTAACTCAGCAATAACATTTGAAGCTGTAACAGTTGTACCAGCAACCTCATTAGCAGTAGGTAAAGCAGCATCAGCAGTTAATTGAGTCATGAATCCATCAATTGAACCAGAAGTACCAGTTGCTCCAGTCCAAATTGCAGACTCAACTTGTGCAGATACTTTCTCTAAAATGTAAGCGATTAAGAAATCAGAAAAGTTTTTTGGTAAAACATCGTGTGCTGACATTCCCATTGACTCAGCTTCCCAAGTTGAATGAAAGTCTTTTTTACACAATTGTAAATTAACTTGTAATTCTTTAGGTGTTAATACTTTCTCGTTTAAAGTTACTGTTGAAGTAGCAGTAAAATCACAAGAAGCATCCTTTAATAAACCATCAGTTAACAATCTGTGTAAAGGAGTTTTGTATTTAACGTTTGGTAAAATTGTAATTTTTCCACTTGATAAAGTGTTACCGCTTAATAAAGCAGCTTTAACGTACATTGCTGAATCTTGACCAGCATACGAACTCGTAATTGTTGCAGTAGTTGCCATTTATTTATTATTTATTTGTTGTTGTAAATAGTGTTTAAAATTCTATCTCTTGAAGATAGTTGTTGATTAGAAGATAACTTAACTTGTTTAACTTCGTTTTTATTTTCAGGATTGAAAGTAATAGGTTTTGGAGTTTCTTCCAATACTACCTCTTTAACCTCCTCTTTTAGTTTTAACTGTTCTTTAAGTTCAGTAATTTCTCTCTTTAACTCTTCCATTTCTGAGAAATACGTTTCTTTAGATACTGTTTCAACTGTTTTCTTAGCTACTTGTGGTGCTTCAACTGATGCCTCAACTGGCATTTCAGCTTCTGGTGCTTCTGCTGGTGCTTCTTCTTCTTTTGCCTCAGGTGCTTTAATTTCTCCAATGATACCATCTTCGTAAATTTCCAACATATTACCATCCTCAAGTTCGTACTCTCCAATAGGCATTGGTACATTTCCATTTTCTGAAACAATGAAAATTTCTTTTCCAACTTCTAAGGCATCGAACTCTAAAACAGTAACACCATCAGCAAGTTTCATTTGTGCTAATTTTACCTCCATTTGTTCTAACTTTAATTTCACGTTGAATTTTTGCTCTAAAAACTCTCTAACGCTTTTTAATTTATCTTTCATTATACTTGAAACGTTTAGTTAATTACTCTGTTATATATCAACCTCTTTGAGTTACAATTGTACGCTCTGTATTCGTGTTTGTAACGTTTGAAATTGTATGCTCTTGTAATGCTCCAATTCCTTGTGCTTGTAAAGTACCATCGCAACATTCTTTTGAATATGTGCCATCCTCACAAATGCAACCTCTATTTCCACCTTGTGGACTTGTAAGGCTTTCTGTTTTCTTTTTTCTTCCCATTTTTATTATATATTAAACTAAAATTTTAACTACTGAAAAATTTAAATCTGAAACTCTCACATCTGTTTGTTGACTATTTTTAACGAATAACTCAACGTAATCGTTTGTAACTAAATCAATTTGATATTGAGTAGAACCTGGATGTTCTTGGTTAGACGTTGACGTTCTAATTGTCATTTCTGAATTTGGTAATATTGTACCGTTTTTGGCTATGCCTATACTAATGTTTTGATTACTTGCTCCCGCTCTAACTGCAGTATTTACAGTAACTAAAAACGAAGTGTTAAAAGCTCCCGTATAAGTTAGCCTATTATTTGAATGTGTAAATTTAGAATTGTTTGAGTCTGCAGTTGTTGTGCCTAATGCCTTTACCCATGTGTTAACGTTTATTACTCCTATTGGTGTGTCTGTTGTATTGTTAACCATGTAATAAAAACCTCTTGTAGTTGTGTTCGCTATACCTACACAATTGGTAAATAAAGTTTTATTAGATGTTTGAGTAACTCCACTGATATAAGTACCGCCACCCGAAAAATTTACAGTATCTAAAATATATCTTTCGTCGCTAATCGTTGCAGAAGTTGAAACGTTTATAGATGTTTCCCCTGACAATGTAACAAATGAAGAGTATATAATTCTAAAACGTCTTGAAACGGTCAATGTACTTGCTAATGTAATAGCAGTTCCACCCGTTGAACAATCAAATAAACAGTTTCCAAAGGCAATTGTTCCAATACTTCCGTTGAATGTCATTCCCGCAGAATTAAGAAAAGCACTATCCCCCATTACAAAGTTAGTATAGTCTTTAATCGTTCCAATAGTTGGACAATCTACGAAGTTAATACCAAACCAATCTAAAGCAGTTGTAACTCCATCGCCGTCTAAGTTAAATACTGTACTATGCGTGAATGATATATTTCTAATAGGTAAAGAGTAAACCGAAGTAATTAATGCAGTTGATGAATTTAGCCCAGTCGATTTTAAATAACAGTTTTCAGAACTTGCTCCTAGTATTACAGTATTCAATCCACATACTAAACGGTCACCTAATAAATCTACTGTTGTAGTAAAAAAATAAGTAATTGTATTTTCTAAAGTTATAACTCCACCACTAGCAGTTGGTAAATCTGATTTACTAGAAACGAAAACTATATTCCCACTAGATATTGCACTAATGCCAGAAGCGAAATTACTATACAATATTTTCTTTGGAACGTCAGAATCTGCAGCATCTAAATAAATGCTTTCAGTACCGTCTAAAGTGGTTACGTCTTTATACCTTACAAAATACGGTATTTCACTCATTAATTAAGTTTTCTATTTCTTTGATTAATTCATCCGTTTCAGAAAGTTGCTCACTCGCTTGTACTTCTGCTTCTTTATATTTACCCTCAATTGAGAAACCTTTGTACTCTCCATTCTTAACACGTACCCACTCGCTATCGTTGTAAACTTTCATCTTTACTATCCAACTTCCTACGGGTGCATTAAGGTTATAAATATTTGATTTATCTTGTTTAGAATCTTCAACTATCCAACTTTCAATTACACTTACACCCTCAACATCTCTTTCATGTTGTGAAGTAATTTTATTTAGGTTTAGATTCTTCATGAAAAGTTCATTTGTCTTTTCAATAGTTTGAGCCGTGAAATAAATATTAAACTCCTCACCGTCTATGTTACGATAAATCTTTTTATCAGGCACTAATGCAATACCTACAACCTCTCTTTTTTCTTCGTTTGTAACCTTTAACTCAATCTCATGACTAGACAAATAAATAAAGTCCTCTTGTATTGCAGGCTTATCTACTAGACTAATTGCGAAGACTCCATCTACGTTTTCATCCTTAATTATCATTTCAATATCTTGTATCTTTTTCATATCTCTAAAACGTTGCATTTCTTAATCTGTTTCTATCTAATTGTTGTTGTGATGTCATTTCACTACTTACAACAAACGCTTGAACTGGTGCTAAATTTCCCAACTGATTTTGTCCGTTATTACCTACTATATTAAAGTTCGGAGTTATTACAGTTGAACTACCACCCATAGCACCACCACTTGAAGAGCCACCTCCACTAAATGAACCTCCACCACCACTTGAAGCACCTCCACCTTGAAATTGTTGTGAAGCTATTTTTTTAACGTTTACTAAACCTGCCGTTATTGCAGCACCAGCAGCAATAAAACTAAATGGAGGAGGAGAAGAAGCTAATGCCATATTAGCAGCCTTATAAGTATCTATAACTGCACTCGCTATATTGATAGCCTTTTGAATTTTAAATGCTCTCTCTTGTTGTTTTGCACTTTTACCAGCAAATAACTCAGTAAGGTTTGAAATCATTGCAAGCGTATTTTCTACACCTTGAATTTGATTTGCTCTTAATTGTTTTTTAGCTTCTTCTTTCTTTCTTTCTTCTTCTAATTCTCTTTCGTTTTGTAACTTAATATATTCTAAATAATCACTAGCTATTTTCTTTTTAGTATTATCTGCATCTACATAGTTTTGTTTTATAGTATCGTTGAAGTTTTTATCTCTATCTTTTGCACTATTTAAAAATGCTTCTTCATTTTTTGCATCTTCTAAATCTTGTTTTTGCTTTTCCTCTCTTGCAATTTTATCAGCTTCCTCTTTTTGTTTTCTTCTTTCTTCTGCTCTTTTTCTTCTTTCTTCCTCTGCCTTTTCTTGCTTATCTCTTAATGCTTCTGCTTTGTCTGCATCAGCTTCAGCATCTGCAACCATTTTGGCATTAGAAGCATCTCTCCATTTATCGTAGGCTTCTTGTTCTTTTTTAGATGCTGCATTAACTTCTTCAACCGTTGCTAAATCTTTTTTTCTTAACTCCTTTATTTTATCATATGTCTTTTGAGTTTCAATATAGTTTTGATATAGTAATTTAACTTGCTTTTTTGCTGCTTCTTCTTTTATTTTAGTTAACTCCTCTTCACTTGCACCTCTCTCTCTTGCATAAGCAATGTCTAGTTTAGAGTATGTTTCTATATCTTTAGAAGATTTTGCAAGTATATCTTGTTGTTTTTCTAAAGTTTCATTTAAATCTGATGCAGTTACTTGTGCTTCTTTTTGTGAGTTAACCAATAAATAAAATGCACCTACTAAAGCCGTAACACCTGACACAATTAAAAGTATAGGATTTGCAGCCATTACAATATTCAATACCCTCATTGCAGCAGCACCAGCAATTTGTGCAGCAGTTAAAAGTTTTTGACCTATTGCAGTTTTTCCAATTACCGCAGCTAAGTTTGTGAACGAATCTTTTGCAGCCATTACTGAGTTTAATCCCTCACTTAATGCCATTGCACTTTGAACTTTTAATAATGTAGCTTCAACATCTTTAGATTCTACACCTACTAAACCCATAGCACCTTGTACTGCACTAAATCCACCAGCAACACCTTGTAACGCTCCACCTAAAGCATTAAATTTAGCATCAGGATTAAAGGCATCAGTTAACGCTTTTGCATCTCCAATAGCATCTTTTAACTGTGCTGCTTTTTTTGCTGCTTCTGTTGCTTGTTCTGATGTTGCTCCAAACTTTTCTGCAAGTGTTTCTACTTCTCTTTGTGCTGCTTTAAGTTGTTGTTTAAGATTACCTACACTTTCAACTTTTATGTCTAATTCAATCTCTTTTTTAATAGCCATTTTTCAACGCTTTAATTTTTCTAACTCCTTGCTTGTAATTACCGATTACCGTAGTTTCAATTTTAAACTTTCCTTTTGCAATATCTATATATTCACTTTCACCGTAAAAGTTAGATATTTGTAATAGTTGAATTAATTGTGCTATCATTGTTTTTGTATTATGTAAGTGTAATATTTGTCACCTGTTCCATCTTCAAAAGTATATTCGATTTCTAACTCGATTACTTTATCTTCACCTTGCTCTGTTATTCTATTAGAAAACGTTTCAGAAACTCGTGTGTTACCATCTTCCGTTATTCTACCGTAGTAAACATTTGTATCTGTTGGAATCGTAATATCTACATACTGTTCACTCGTAATTGTACTTGGTGAAATAGTTACGCCTGGTGTTGTTGTTGCTATGCTTGCACTCTTAACAAAGTTTGGAAAAAGTATTTGTGTGTTTACTACGCTTGTTGGTTTACCCGTTGTTATAGTTGGCTTTGCTTTAATTGGTCTAAAATCATTTATTAATTCTAGATTAACTTCACCGTTTGTTAACTTACTATTCATTTGGTTAATGATATATCTCTTATCTCTAATAACTAACCTATCATTTAGTTTTAGTGTTGTAAGTATGCTTAATGGTAAAATAGTTTTAACGTTTGTAATTCGATTCTTTTTGTTAAATAAGTTAGATAAGTAACCGTAGTAATATGTTGCAAATTTACCTTGTGTAATAGGCACGTTTAAAAGACTTGAATTATCACTTCCCCAATTTAACGAATAGTTAGTTGAGTACTGTTTCATGTCTTGACCAAACGGCATATAAGTACTAAGTGTATTTGTAGTCGTACCGTTATAAAACTTTATAGATGTAGCTTGTTGGTCATACATATAAAGCAAAATAGGTTTAGGTATGTAAGGTTTAAAGTCTGGCTTTTTAGTTAAGCAATAACCAACTTGTGTCATCGTACCGTTAAACTCCGAATGCAATAAGTTTTCAAAAGGCACTTTAATTTGATAGTCAGCACCATCGTAGTTGTAAGTATTATTTAAATCACCGTATTCTTTACCGAATAAATCAAAAAACTCTCTATTCATGAAAGATTGACTTTGCTCATGTTCAAACTTAATTGTCTTATAAAGTGGAACTCTTGAAACGCTTATTTCTTCGGTAGTTGTATATTTAGTTATATCTATAATTCGCCCTTTATTATACCAATCCTCTAAAGGCTCAATTTGAAATATAGTTTTACTTTTAGCGTAACACGTTAAATTAAAGTTTTTGAATATACCTGCAAGGAAATCATAAACAGTCATATCAGGCATTAATGAAGATAAGCCGATTGAACCTGCGCTTAATGTCTGATTTGCATTGTAACCAGTTAAAAAATATGTGTCCATATCAAATGAACCATAACCAACATCAGGTATGTTATATTTCTCAACTTTTTGATAATTATAATAACTATCAAAATTAAAACCACTATTTGCTCTTATGATACATTTTATAACATGAGTATTTCCACTTGCAGTTGTTGTATTTATTGTTCTAACATTATAAGTATTATTACCACTTCCATTTATGGTTGTTAATAATGTTCCATTTTCATAAACATCTATAGAATAATTTACATTTAAATCTGTTGCATTAAATATAACTAATTCTAATTCTATAGACGCTTCAATTATTGACGCTGCAAAATTAGATTCTTTCAGTGTTACAGTATCATTTACTATATCCATTAATTCATATCCTAAAAATTGGTCTAAGTAATTTTCGTAATCTATAATGTCAATAGTTTTTGGGACTGTTAATACTTCAAAACTTTCTTTATTCTTACAATATAAAAAGCAATTAGTAAATCTTTTATCAGTTAAAAACAAACCTTGAAAATCTAAACTAAATTTATTCTCAATTGCTTCAAAGATTTTAGATATTTTTAAAGCAGGAAATAACTCGGTGTAGTTTATCTTGCCACCCGTAGTACTTATATCTGTACTTGTTGCATCTCCATAAGTCCACAACCTTTGTGAAGTAATTAATGGGTATCTTACGTCTACATCAGTAGTATTTGTTATTGCAGTTTGTACATCAGCGCCCGTGTAAGGAGCATCTACAAAAGTAAAATCTAAATCTTTTAACTTAGTGTCCCCAAACTTATCTTTTAATGAAAGTGTTTCGCCATAAAAAGTAATCGAATAGTTTTCGTTTTGGTTATTCTTAACTATTGCTTTTTCTAATTGAATTTTGCCCGTTCTAAATGGCATATAATCAATTTCAATGTAAGCGTTTCTACGTAGGTTATGGTCTAGTAAAGTATCTACATCATTATTGTAAAAGTGTTCAAATATTTTATTATTAACAACACTAGAGGGTACTGTAAAAGACTGTGAATAGTCTGTAAATATTTTACTAATATCATTAATGTTTTGTATTGAACTAGATACTGTAATTTCTTCATCATTAAACAATTCTATTTTAGAGTAGTTTCCACTATTCTCAACCGTTTCAATATATAAGTCAACCTTTCTCATTATAATACGTTATTTAAAGTGTTGTAGTTATAATCAAATTCTAAAGTGTAGTTGATAGTTTTTGAATTAATAGACTTGAATTTCTCAATAGATTTAGTTTTTAACCTTACAGGCAAATCATTTAATAAAATCCTTTCACTAAGCATTATTTCTTGAATAGTGTTTTTAAAGTTTTCATTTACCCACCCCGTATTAACTCTAATACTTTCTTTTGCGTTCGTGTTAAAAGTTTTAGTTTGTCCCTCTCTATATGAATAACTAGGTAAAAAATCAGGCATTAAATTATATTCAGTATTTTGAATTTCGATATTATCAAAACTCGCTTTAAAAAACCACTCTCTTTGCCATGCTCCGTACTTGTTAACAAAGTCAATTGGTAATGGTGTGTATTTACATTCCTCAATAGGTCTGAAATAGTACGTTCTTAAAACTACATTTGAAGCGTTAAGAATCTCTAACTTGTTTCCATCTGCCCAATATGTACCATTAACTCTATGAAGCGTTTTAATGCCTGTTACAGCAAAAGTAAATGTACTCGTTACACCACTAACTAGATTAGTGTATTTAACTTTCTCGCCACTTGTAACCTCTAATGTAATATCACCTGCCTTAGTATTTATGTAAGTTAAGTCAGAATCATAGTAATAATAATACGTACCCTCGTCTAGTAAGTATTGACCTCTATCATAATTGTAACCTTGTACGTATTCACTATAACCATCAAACGCATAATAAGTAGTTGTATCTAATAAAGTAGACGTATTCTTATATCGTTTAATTTGCACGTTACAGAACGCCTCACTATTTACCGTACCACCTACTGAATTATAATTTAAAGACGGATTAATAAACTTAATGTACTCTCTAATTAAAGGTGAAACATTATACAACGTTTGCAAGTTAGTACTGCTTGGTATTGCTTTACTAAGTGTGTATTGTGGTGAACTTGGTACACTTCCTGAGTTCCACAAAAAGACCTCTATTTTACTACTTGTTTGTAATGCTTCGTTAACCTCTATAATGAAAGGCGACCTTGAAAAAATTCTGTTACTCATTTCTTTGGTGTTTGTAATGTGAAATCAAATAAATCTAATACTTCTAATCCGAACTTTTCAATTAGTTCATCTGGTAAAGTCTTAAATGCTTGTTCAAATGGTTTAGTTAAAAATAAACTCGGTTTAATACCTTTGTTGAATATAGAACGTGCTATCATAAACTGTAAAGATTTACGACTTATAAACTTTCCATTTTTATCACGTGGTGCTATACCTTTCCTAACTATCCATTTATCTAATTTGTTAGGTGGTGGCATCTTTGATTTATACGAATAAGGTGTGTTGTACTTTACTTTTGTACCACTTACACCTTTATCTTGAAAGTGTCCGTACTCCTCCATCTCAATAGATAATTCAAAAGAGTTTGTAGATACTTTTACATTACCTTTTAAACTATCATAAAGGCTTTTAGAACTATTCTTTTTTAGACGTGTTAAGTTTGACTGTGCTTTTTTAATTACATAGTCTGTAAATCGTTTTAATTCCTTTTCTACTTCATTGCTTAACATACAGTCATGTCTGGAAAGAAGTTAATATCTAATGTCATTGTGCAACCTGCTATGTAATTCTCAAACCTTTCTTCAAATGGCTCAACGCTTGGTGTACCATCAACAATATATCCACTATCAACTAAAGAACCGTGTCTTAATTGTTGGTAAAGTCTATTCAATGTTAGTAAAGCAGTATTGATTACATATTGCTTATTGTCGTTTCCTTTGAATACATCCGTTACTTCTGCTTTCGATAAGTCAACAACATCCATTGCAAGTATAGAAAGGTTACACTTAATTACATTGTCTACAAATTGGAATGAATTAACTATAATATGCGATAAAGGGAACATAGTAGTTTTAGCCAAATCGATATCGAATAAACTTCCCTCTGTTACCGTATTAACAAATTCGTCTGCTTCTAACTGTGTACGAATTGCGTCTATTATTTGTAAGTGTCCTTTCATTCCTTAAATATTTCTTGTCTTTGTTTCTTATAAGTTAACCATGTTAAGCATTGATGAATGGAAAGTTTTGTAACTTCATCGAATCTTCTAACATCTCCTTGAGCGAGTTCATATATACTTGTATACCATCCCCATTGTTTTGCAAATTGAGTTGCTCCACTAAAATCTCCTGCTGTTTCTTGCTCATTTTCTTCATCTCCTGACTCAAAAAGGTAGGAATAGCTTTCAACAATTGTTGACCTAAAGTCCAAAAAAAAACCTGTGCAGCAAGTACAATTGATAGTGGTGCATATTGCATAACCTCTGAATAGTTTAAAGCACTTTGATATGGTTCTATTTCGTATTTATCACCTTTCTCTTTAACTATTGGTCTATACATTACTGCCATAGCTTTGTGAAGCGTGTTAACGTCTTGTAAATACTTTTCCAAATCGATATACTCTCCACTTGTAATGTTTTCTAAATCGGTTATAAATCCAAATTCTTTACCTTGTATCTTGAATCTAGTTTTAAATTCATTCTTTGCTTTGAATAAAGCGTTAAAATGATTTGTAAGGTTTAAAATATCCTTTTGCTTTATCTTAACTATTTCTTTTAATTCAATGCCACAAAACCTTTCAACTAATCTTTGCCCTATATAGTCTTCATCTTCACTTCCTTTTACATCGTCAACAAATTGTTGGTAATGTAGCAAAGGAACTTCATTCAAACTTTCGGGAATAATTAACTCTAATTTCATATTATTTAAACGTTTAATTTTATTATTTGTATTATCGTATAAAAGGTAGACTATTTTGGTTTTCGTTTATTTGATAAGTTACTGCATAACGTAAAGCATCTAAAGCGTGGTTGTATTTATCAATAGGCGTTTCACTCTTTTTTTCTAACCAACAATAGTTGTTTAACTCTTTGATTAAGTCAATACTACTTTCGTCAATTACTAAATCGTAATCTTGAATTAATGCAATACCAAACCGAACTGAATCTGCACCCTTAACTGCTGGCTCGATATTAAGTCCCCTATCTTGTAACTCGTTTATTAATCTAGGCTCTGCACAATCAGCAATTATTAATGAATCATTCGCAAATGTTTTGTTAAGTTCATATACTTGTGAAGTGGTTAAATGTGTCTGATAAATATGTAACCTTACATAGATTACTTTTTTATCCGTATCAATTGAAGTTTCGATTAATGTTGTCGGGTCATTACTAAACCCAAAATCCTGACCAAATATACTTGGATTAACTTCTATAAACTCGCCTACTTTCCAATTAGTAAATATTACACCCTCTGCTTTATCTAGCCACCCTCCTAAAATAGTATGCTTATACTTCTCAGGTCTACGTTTCTTTACGTCTAGGACTTGATTTAAGAAACTTTCAGAAAGGTTTTCTATATTATCCTCATACGTGGTGTGAATAAACGTTGTGTCGCCTTTTGTCGTATTGCTTCCTGCTTCAATTCCTTTTGCTTCAAAGAACTTTTGATATATAAAATGCTCTTTCGTTGCAGGATTTAAGACTAATATAACTCTATTTTGTTTTAGTTGACTACGAATAGATAAGTCAATCTTATCAAATACATCTTCATCTGTTAGCTCCTCTGCTTCATCTAGTACCCATGTCGTAACTCCTGACAATGATTTAAGATTAGCCGTTTGATTACCACTAGAAGTCTTTAAACCTCTAAACAATATCTTTGAACCTGTCTTTAAATTTACTATTTCATCCTTTGTTATATAGAAATCGTTTTGCAATCCTGCTAATTCAATCTTCTCAATGAACTCGGGAATAATTGAAACGTGAGCCGATGTTAATGTATATCTAGTAAATAGTATAACGTGACCCACTTCGTACGTTAGAAGCTCTAAAAATACGGTTAAACCGAATGATTTACCACTACCACGACCTCCAGTTATTACATAGTAACGTGAATCACTTGCAAATAATGGAATATACTTTTTATTTAAACTTAACAAGTTCTTTAATATTGATATCGTTTATTGTTATTGTATTGTCAACTGTTTCTTTTGGTTTACCAAATAGATGTTCACTAATAAATATTTGCCCTCTTTGACTTTCTAATAATGTATGAACTAATTTTTCTTTTGCTTCAAATTCAGTATCTACTTTATAGAATGTTTTTAAAGCATTTGCAAATAATGTATTTACTTTTTCTTCATCTGCTTTACTCTTTCTACCGTTGCCTGGTATTGCTCCTCCTTTTCCTGCCATTGTTTTTAGTATTGTTTAATCAATTCACAACTTGTGCCTCTTCTATATCTTCTGTAAACATTCTTACAAAGTCATCCTTTGATATTATTGTTACTTCATCCCTTTCGCTTTCTATGTTAAATACTTTGTAACCTTTGTATTTTTCCTTATTGTAGAATGCTAAACCAAAGCAAAGTAAATAAAACTCTTTATTCTTTTGCTCTTGTGGTATCTTTTTAATTAGCTTCTTAAATACTCTCTCTACTTCTAAACTCATATTACCAATTATTAACGTTTGTAATACAGTAATCACTTCCTGGATGAGCATTCATCCAATCTCCTTGTTGAAGATAAAATCTTTTTTCGTTACCACTACAACTGTTTCTAATTACTACTGAATAGTCTTGTACGTTGTCGCTTACTACTAAACCACAGTTACAAATTTCTTGTGGCTTGTTTGGTTTAATCTCATCTTTTTTGCAGCTTAACGCAATTAGTGAAATAAGTATTAATAATTTAGTTTTCATCTCTTGGTATTTCTTTTAACATTTTCTTTAAAATTAAGTATTCTCTTTTACTTAATCTTTTTTCTGGAATCATTGTATAACTGTTATCGTTATGCTTATGTATTCTTATAATTAAATCTTCTTTTAATGCTTCTAATTCACTTCTAAGTATTCCGTTTTCATATTTAAGCGTAGAAAGTTCTATTTCTGTTTTATTAAACATTATAACAAAATCATTAAAACCAATTTCTTTTACTTTAGTTTTCATATTCGTTGTATATCTTTTGCATATTACCGATAAACTCTCTCCAACAACTTCCACATTGAGTTGGTTCTTCATTCACTCCGAATACTCTATTGTATATCGTTAAGAATTTAATTTGCTCACTTGGGTTAATTGCTTCTCTATGTTTAACCTCAAAGAAGTTAGTTAAAAAGTTATATTCGTCTTCTACTAAACACGAAAGTTTTTTGTAAGGGAATAATTTATTTAGCTTCTCTTTACGTTCATCGCATTTACAGTCATCGCCAAGAATAAACTTTGCTACTTTATCAATACCAGTTGCTTTTAAAACTTTCTCTACTGTATCACCTAATCCTTTTGATGCTTCTATTTGCTCTTTTGTTCTTCTTACTCTCTTTGCCATTTGTTTTATATTAGTTCGTAATCTTTGTTTAAATAATCCTGATAGTGTTCACCTACATTTTCTTTTAACTTTTGTTTACATCGTTTTAAAGTTGTAAATATAGTCATGTAATGAATGTTTGACTTGTCTGCAATTTTTCTTATGCTTAATTTCTTTTGTGTGTAAATATCAAAAGTTAGTTTGTCGAATGGATGCCATGTTAAACTCTCTTCTTCTATTAACCTAGTTATGTTTTCGTAGGCTTGTTCTTCTTCGTTGGTGCTTTCTTCATTGGTTAAGAATCTACACTCATCAATCGGTAACTTCTTTTTAATTAAAACCTTTTTGTATCTATCAAAGTCGCCATGTAACGTTCTTAATATCATGTAAACGTATGAACGGTTAACTTTACCATTATTAACGCATTTATCGATATGGTTACACCTAATAACTTTCATGTACATTTCTTGTACTATATCTTCGCTGAATGTATGCTCTCCGAACTTTTCAACTATTGCTACCCATTGTTTATGTTGTGCAGCAAGTATGTTAATTTGATTTACCAAAACAGTTGTATAAATTGTTCAAACATCATTGTCTTATTAGCACCTTTTAGGTAGATACCGTAAACTATCTTACGTACTTTCTTTGGTAGTTGCTTACTTAGTTTCATTTCTTTGTTTTAAAATCTTTGTAGAACTTTAAAATATGTAAATACATTTCGTTTATATACTCTGACTCGTCATACATTAACATACATGATTTATGAAAGTCTTGAAACGTTCCGTAATCAGTTATAATCCAACGTCTTAACGGCAATTGAAGTATTTGTTTAAGAAGTTCTCTGTTTTCCATGAAGCAAATATAATTATTTTTTTATATTACAAGCACAATTTTTTGAGCAATATTTAATTTTCGTATTTGATTCAAATTCTTTGTTACAGTTTTTACATTTGTTAACTATCATAATCGTGTGTTATTTCTACTTCATAACCTAACTTCTCTAATATACCTTTCACAATTGTTGAAGTATCTTCATTTCTAAATTCTAGTTCTTCACCATTAACTGTTGTTATAGTTCCGTAGTCATCGCAACAACCATCACCACACTTATACCAGTATTCACTAAAATGTATTTTAACCTTGTTTTTCATCCTTTTCTTTTAAATATATTTCAATCATTTTTTCAATACTTAAATCAATATACTTATGACCATGTAGTTGAAACCATCTAAAAAATCTAAATAATTGTTTCGCTTCTGTATTCATTTTCTATAAATTTTATTACTTGTTCTTTTGTTTCAAATTTTTCAATAACAAATTTCTCTATCTCAAAGTTAAAGTATATTACTGATAAGTCTTTAATTGACTTTTCTAAGTAGCATTTCTTACAACCTTTGCACGTTCCTAAATCTGCTTTTATTTGATACTTTCGTCTATCAATACTAAAATCGGTTAAAGGCTTTTCATTCTTACAGTAAAAACATTTCTTCATAATTGCTTTATCTTTTGTTTATACGTTTCTATTATTCCTTTTAATTCATCTACCGTAAACTTTCTAGTTAATTGTGAATCTACCGTTAACTTTTCAAATGCTTCGTAACCTATTCGTTTTAAAAGGTTTTCTCTAAATGGAATTAGATTACCACTTAAAAAAGTGTTGCAATGCTCACAACCACTAAAAACATTATTCTCATCGAATCTAACGTTATAATGTCCACCAGCTGAATAGTAATGTGAAGCGTTAACCTTTTTCATGTTATTTGAACCACAAGCAATACAAGGCTTTCCTTTATCTCTTTCTCTTATGAATCGATTAAACACTTGTTGAGCAAGTTTAAGATAGTCTTGAACTGTTAATAAATCTTCTTTTACTTTCTTCTTTCTTTCGTTCCATGCTTTCAACTTAGTTTGTTCTGCAAAGTGTTTTATACATTCATCGTTTACCATGCAGTATTTTTGATTAAACCATTTAGGTTCAAACTTTTGTTTACAAATTTTACACCTCATAACTCTCTAATAAAATCACAATCGTTATCTAAAAAATTCAAGTGTATTCCTATTTCATCCCCAAAGGCAAAACTCCAAACAATAAGCTCATTTAATTCGTCTGATGTCATATCTAAAGTTGAAACATTAGGATTGAATCCTGCATACTCTTTTAAAAATTTATCTACTTCGTTAATAGTTTTTGAATCTCTTAACTCTATTAGTCTAGTATGTATCTTTTCAAGACAAATGCCTTTATAGAATTTAATTAATCTTTTATTCATAATCATTTATATTTTCAATCCAACCACATTTATTTTTTCTTAATTTAAACGAACAAGCGTCTAATATGCTTTCATTCATTATTTTTAATAAACCCGTTTCAAATATAAAATGCTCGTTTTTACTTAATCTAAAATCTTCATTAAACCAATACTCTTTTATATATCTTTCTCTCCATTCAGGATAACTACAAAGATAGAATTTAATTAGTTTATAGTTGCTTCCGTAATGTTTAAGTCTTAAAGAAATATTTTTTGTATAACCAAACTTTAATACTGGTAATATTTTACCATTATTTTTAACATATGTTTTTACAATATATAAACCTTGATTTTTTAATTCTGCCATCTTATTTGCTTATTGTGTTTCTAACTTCTTCGCCTAGTTGTTTTCTTAATTTATATTTATAACCTCTTAAAGTTTCGTTTTCCTCTTGTAAGCGTTGTCTACATCGTCTTATAGTTTCGGGACTTGTTAACTCTCCATTTATTAACATATCTAAAAATTCTTTTTTATCTTCTATATAGCGTGAATCTTCAGACCATATAATTGATATTAATAATCTATCGCAATCTCTTGCTTCTTTGTTAGTTTCTAATATATTTCTAACTCTATTTTTTACTTCGTTGTTTATCATTTATCTATTTGTTTTAATTCATCAATAGTACTAATTATTTTGTAAGGTTGAGCTACTATAAAGCCACAAAAACTTTTTTCTAATCTTATCCAACCTTTAATAAAGTAAATATTGTCTGCTATTACTTCTTTATAAAATCCGTTTTCTATTAAATATTTTTCTGTTAACATATCTTAAAATTCTAAATTTGGTTTAATACTATTTTCGCTATTTACTTTTAATATTCCTGTTCTTATTTCGTCAACTGTATCAAATGGACTTGTGCCATTAACATAGTATCTATTTGTTTTTCTTTGATAATTAATTCCTATAATGTCTTGTGGAATACCCACTAATTTTTGTTTTTTAATCTTCTGACTTCCAAATATTACCTCTGTAGAACTAAAATCTAATGCTCTTTCTGGTCGCCAAACATATAAAACATTGTCTGCTTTGTCTGCAAATGTACCTCCACCTTTAATTCTGTTAACATCTGGTCTTAAATAACGTCCTTTATTGTCTTTTTGTGGTGTAACTTGGTGGGCTACTAATTGAGTAGTTATATCATTTTCAACTGAAAATCTTTTTAATTCACTCATGAAACGTGAAATATATAAATCTTCTCTTTCTCCTGACTTTAATTTATGTTCGACTGTATTATAAGGGTCAATAATTAAACATCTTATACCTTGCTTTCTTATTAAGTATTTAGTTTTTTCAAATATAGTATTTAATTCAAAGTCTTTTTCTGGATATATAACATAAAAATGATTTGCAATAAATTGTGATGCTTCAATATATTCTGCTTCTGTCATTTGATTTGATTTGAAATAAGGGTCTGAACTTTTACCTATAAATATTTCAATTAAGTTATCATAAAAATCATTTACTGGTGTATTCTCAGGACTAAATATAGCGTATTTCCATCCCTCAAAATATGCTTTTAAAACACAAAGACTTTCTAAAAATAAACTTTTTCCCTCATTTTGGTAACCAGTCCAAACTGTAACCTCTCCACTTCGCCAAGTCCATGCGTTATCTATTTCGTTAAAATAAGTTGTAGTACCTCTCGTTTTTCCATGTCTAAATGTATCTAACATATTATCGAATACATTATCTAAACTGAAAATACCGTTTATTGGCACATCTAAAGCGTTTTTAACGCATTCTTTTAGTTTATTGATACCATACTTCAAAAGATAATCGTTTGCGTCTTTAGAATCGCTAAAATCAACTACACTACATTTTTCTGCTCCAAAACGTCTTATTAACTCATCTTTTAATCTTCTACCGTTTTCATCGTTATCTGTTGCAATATAAATTTTTTCAGCATTTTCAAATAGTTCATAACAGTTTGTAATACATTCCAGCTTCTTATCTATGTTTTTATCGTTTACATTTGGAGCTCCCTGATTAACCGAAGTAACATTTTTAAATCCAGCAACCTCAAAAGCTAAACAGTCGAACTCTCCCTCACAAACTATTAATTCTTTTTGATTAATACATCTATCGTAATTAAACATTATAGCTTCTGCATCTTTTGCCTGTCTAAAATCTTTTTCTTTAATGAAACGTTGTTTATAGTTTATTAATTCGCCATTTCTTAAATAAGGAAATATAATACTTTGACCGTCTTTAGACATTACAATCTTATTTTCATTTACTACGCTTTGAGTTATCCCTCTATCGGTAAATAATTTCAATGCTTCATCTGATAGCTTAGTAAAGTTTGTTTTTGTTGGTCTTTGATACATAGGTTTAAATTCTTTTTGTTTAACACATCCACTCCATCCACACTTATGACAATTAAATAAACCATCTATTAAATTTATTGATAAACAAGTATCTTTATAATTTGTTTTACCTAGTTTTAAGCAGTTAGGACATTGTACCTTTTGCTCTGGTCTATTTCCTTTTGGACTTATGCCTATATTTAAAAATTCATTTATCATTCGTAATAAGATTTATAATCGTTTTTAACGGGTGCTAAAGATACATTATTTTCTAATTCATCAAAATATTGCATTGTATTTGATAAAGTTGTTTTCCAATTCTTAATATCTACATCTTTACCTTTTCTATTTACTTGCCAATTATTAACTAACCATGCATTATATTTAAACTTTACTTGCTCGGCATTAACATTTGATTTTAATGATAAAGCATAAGCCACAAACTCATCGATAGATGGTATAGTTTTATTTTCTTTTTCTTCTTTTATTTCTTTTCTTTCTTCTATTGGTATCGTCTGCGTTTCGTCTGCGTTTCGTCTGCGTTTCGTCTGCGTTTCAACTTCGTTTTCTTTTGATTGATAAGTATCGTAGTTACAAACAGTTAGCCGTGTCGTAACCGTTTCACTTTTTAACTCAATCATATTGTCTTTTTTTAATAATTCTAAGAAGCGTTTAACTGCTGATTTATCCCAACTCCATCTTTTACCCCAATTTTCTAAAGACTTAATACTCTCTCCTCTATTGATATGTATTAACTTTCCTTTGATAATTGTTTTAGCTGGTGTAAAATTAACATTTAATAAAATATCGTTCCAAGCCTCAAATTTAGAAAACTTTCTTTTTTCCGTATATAACCAATGATTAGTTATAGAACGGTGTAATTTTATCCATCCTATTTCCATTACTACTTCATTTTAGCTTGAATATGTAATAATACACCGATAAACCTATGTAACTCTTGTTTATCTAAAATAATTGGTAAATCGGAATTTTCTGAATTATTTTTTAAAGAAATCAATAAACCTTTTAATTTATTATCTTCTTCCATTTCGGCAATGTTTACACTACCAGAAATACATCTCATTTGATGTGTCATTGTTTTGATTAAATCTTGTTTTTTCATTTTAAATTAATTTATTTTAAACATAAAAAACCCCACAAATCATAAAGGGTCTCACGTCTTTAATCATTGTAGGGTTTCAATTTCCTTGAGTTACTATGTTGTGAGACCGTAACCGTATGCAAATATAGTAATTTATTTTAAATGCAATACTTTTTATAAAAATAATTCGTTTTCATAAAGTAGTTCATGTAATTTAGTTCTAACCTTTTCAGCTATTGCAACCTCATTTTCATCGTCTGAATGCTTATATATGTTTCTATAATGGTTGTCTAATTCAGTAACTAACATTCGCCATTTAAAACCATTTAAACAGTCGTTAATATCTTCTGACTCCTCTATTTTATCAAATTCAAATATTACTTTTGCCATATCTCAGAAAATTGTAGTTAATCGTGCAACCTGACCAAAGTATTTATGGAATATAAAACCCTCAATAGCTAGTGGTGAATGTTGATAACCTTGTTTATGATGCCAACTATCTGCTGGACTTGGCGAACGTAAAGATTCTAGTTGAACACTCATAACATCTTTACTTGTTTTATGGTGTACGTGGTGCGTAAACCAATAACGGTGTTTACATCTATGCCAATTTTCACTTGCTTCATGGCACATAAGTAATGGTAAATCACTAATCTTTGCAGTATCTCCATGAGTTGTACCTATTAAATTGCTGCCATAAACACTGTATTTTCTGCTTGAAGGCGTTCGATTAAAATACATATTCGGATGGTCATTAAACCAACTATAAAGTGAGTCCATTAAGAAGAATCCACTCATTTCATCATGGTTTGAAACGTTATAAACTATTTCTAAATCTGCTATTAATACTAATGTTTCAATTATATCTATGTATAACTGCTTAGCCATTATAAAAGCATCGAACCATTTTAAATGTGTATCTTGTTGAGTACCTTTAGTAGTTTGATTTTTAGTGTTATCTGTGTTTAATATGTCGTTACCAACTATTAAAATAATTTTATCAATGTTAAAACCTTTTGACTTTTCTATAATACTAGCAACTCCATCTTTAACACGTTTAACTGCTATTTGTGAATTATATTCCTCTCCAGTTTCAAATGCTGAACATAACTTATTAATATGTACATCTGCTGGATTTATAAATAAACAATGAGTATCTAGTTTACTAGTATTTCGATTTATTAGAATGTAGTTAGGTTTTATTTCTTTAACTGAATTTATGAAGTCATCTTTAAACTCTTCATAGTTAAACTTATCTTCACTTCCTTTTACATTAATTGAGTAGTTTTTTCCTTTATACCAATAATGTTTTACTTTTTCTGGGTCTATTCCTACTTTATCGCATTCGTCTAATATACCTTTATCGACTCTGCTACTAATTAGCCTTGCAATATTTCGCCTAACATTATCGTTAAATTCAATATTTAGTTCTTTACACATTAAACGAGCCACTTCTCGCTTTGAATTATTTGACTTATATAACTCCAATATTCTGTCGATATTCTCAACCATAGATTAAAAATTAATACATAAAAAAAGCAACGCTAACTTAATAACGTTGCTAAATTAAATATATTTATTAACAAATTACTTTTTAGTTAATTCTTTTATCTTTTTTTCTAGTTCTTTTTTCTTTTTATCGCTTACATATAATTTGCAAGTTTCTAAAGTTTTAATTAAATATTCAAATTTCATGCTCTTTTAAATAAAGTTGTATAACTGCTATTGACTTCTCTAAATCTTCTTTAAAGTTTCCTTTCTTTTCTGCTCTCTCTAGGCGTTTAACTATATCAAATAAATAAGTATTCCAACCTCTTTCTTGTGCTACCTTGTAAAGTGTTCCTTTGCTATTGTCGTAGTGTTTAGGTGTGTTTATTTCGCTTGTTTCTTCGCTAGTTTCTTCAATTAAATCATATTGATTAACGTCAAAGCTAACCCCGTAGTACCCGAGGGGGTAGATTACTTCGTTACTTTCGATTACTGTACCCGTAAATTTATCCTTATTTAACTTGGTTACTTTAACTTTAAATTTTAGTTCTTTGTGTATTCCAATCATAATTCAAAAAATTGTCTAAGTTTTAATTTAACGTTGTTTTGTTCTTCAATGCTTTGTATATCTGCATTATCTATTAATCTACTATCTGCTTTAATTAGTTTTTTAATTACCGTTTTAATGTTATTTGCTAAATGCTTATCTATTATATCATCTCGCATTTGTTCATCGTTTAAAACATCTTCTAAAAAATCAGCTAATACTGGCATCATTATACATGAAGCAAATAGTTTTTTATGGTTTGTTTCAATCATATTCTTCATTTTTATAGTAACCTAACTCTCTCAATATTTTGCAATGTTCATTCTTTAATAGTCTGAAATACTTTTGCATTTTGATATTACCTTTTCGCTTTCTTATCATTTTCTAACCAATTAAAATAACGTTCTTCTTTTTCCAAATCTTCAACTACTTCTTTAATATCCATTTTAGGATTGATAAAGCTATCTGTTCTAGGTTTTAAATAGTCATCTGTTAACTGTTGTAGTTCTTTACGTTGCTCTATACTTGCTAAAACTATCCAAATAAATATAACTATCAGTCCAAATAATGCAGTCAATAACGCTGCGATATACATTACTTTCATTTTACTTCGTTTAAAAATTGTTTAACCTTGTTTAAATTCTCTTGTTTAAAGTCTATTTTGTAATTCATCCATAAACTTAAAGACGTTCTACATATTCCTAACTCGTTTGTTAGTTGTTTATTTACGATATAAGAACCTTTCTCTCCTTTAGAATAGTATTTACTTATTAGCTTATAAATGTCCTCTCTAATCGCTTTATTTTCAATTCTTGTTTCTTCGCTTATTCCTCCCGTTTTCATATATTTAATTTTTCAATTTCTTTATAAACTTCATCCCAATATTTTCTATGTGTTGAATTTAATCTATCCCAACCTTTATAATCTTCATCTAATGCAGAAGTTTGTATAATCTCATCAATACAAAGTAATGCACATTTAAACGCTTTACGCTCTCCATCGCTAGTGTTATCCATTCTGAACATTTCTATTAATTCAGCAGCTTTGTTTTTAATTCTTTCCATTACTTATTAAATTTATCATTATAATACATTTCTCCAGTGTATGTGTAGCCATACGTTACAATTGAATTTGGATTACTTTTAAGTCTTTGCTTATCTCCATGAGCTTCAATTATTTGTTTCTTTTCCATTTCTTCAGCTTGATTCCAACATTCAAAGTTATGCTGAAAATCAGCTTCAGAGTATGGTTCAGATATAAGATTATCTAATAACCACTCTATTGCTGTCATTACTTACTATGTTTAATTATCATTAATCTATCGTACAAACTTGAATTGAAGCTACCTGACTGCTCCCACCATAATTGAGATACTGATTTAGTAACTCCATTATTTTTAGGAATGTAAACGTTTTCACTCCAATCCGCTTTTTTTACTGTTTTAGTTTTAAATAGTTTCATAATTTAAAATTTAGTTCCGTTAATAAATGTATTTTTTAAGTCGGTGTTTAGTTCATCCGTTACCTCTGTAAAGTATTTATCGTTATAACCTTTATAATTGTCAATGCTTCTTACTGCGTGTAATACGGTAGCGTGATTTTTACCTCCACAAATATCGCCTATTTCTTGAAGTGTTAATTTAGTATTCTTTTTTAAATACCAACAAATCAATTGACGTTTAAATACTAATTCTTTTTTTCGGTTAACAACACAAATACTGTATTTTTCTATTAACTCTTTAACTCTTGCTAATGCTTGACTAGTGTATTTTGCATCATCTGTAAGCATCATTATTCTGTAATTCGCTGGTAACATAAATTTATACATTTTTACTTTCTTTTAGTTCTTTTAAATCTTTTATAAATTCTTTTGTCGCTATTATTAAAGCTCTATATTTTAATCTAGTTTCTGAATCTGAAATATGAGTACATTGTTTTATTTCATTCTCATAAGTTTCAATTCGTTTTTCGTATTGGTTAATTAACCAGTCTTCATTAAATCTCATAATATGGCTTTATTTGTTCAACAATCATTTGTACTAAATCATCTAAATCCCTTTCTAATAAAGAAATAATGTTTTGCTCACTACCATCTAAATAAATAGCGAATAATTCAACGTGGTCAATATCTCCGTAGTTGCTTTGTTCTACTTCAAACTCTACTTCTAATTCTACTTCTTTAAAATTTACTGTTCTACTTTGCATAATTCTATTTTTTAGTAATTAAATAACTTGAAGTGTATAACCAACCTAATGGAGTATTACCTGATTTGCTGTAAATAGTATTATCATCAGCTGAAATTAAGTAGCAATTTCCTTTTATTTCTCTAATAAAAGCATTTTGACAAAAATATTTTGTTTGCCAATTTTGAGTTACATTTGTTTCAACGTTTACTCTATCTCCAATTTTCAATTCTAATTCCATAATTTCTATTTTTAGTTATTTATTTTATAAACACATATTGTATTATATCCATTAAAATTTCTTTCGATTTCTAATTTAAAATTTCCATCTATATATAAAGCTATATATCCATTAATTGTTTGAGTAAATTTTTGACATTTTTCTTTATCTTGTATTAGTCTATCCATGACATGATTAAAAATAACTGTATTATTATTGCTACTAATTATTTTATAAGGATTATTTATAGCCTTACCAAAATGTATTTTTGTTCTATTGCTTCCTGATATATTAAATTCAGTATTATTATCATCAGCGAATTTTTTAATTTTTTGTAAAATGTTCATATTTTCTAATTTTTAGTTTGATATACCTATACCGTATGAATAGTCTCTTGACATTTCATAACCTTTCCAATATTTATAAACTGTCTTTGAAGCGTTTATTTCATCAAAATAAACAGTTTCTTTGTAAAACTCATTCCATTCGCTTTGAATACTTCTTAACTTTTCTTGGTAATATTCATAAGCAATAGCAGATATTTCTTTTAAATTATCTATTTCAGCTACTTTTTTAATACTTGCAATATCTGATTTATATAATTCGTATTGCTCAACTGCTTTGTTAAATGTCATCATTTCCATAATTTATATTTTTTAGTTTAATCTTTTCGTTCTTTTGAACTCATCAGTTAAGGCACACACCTTAAGAAGATTTGGTAAACATCGCTACTGTAATTTCGCTTGTATCTTGTATAATGCTTACCTCAGAAATAAAGAACGTTTTCTCGTTGTATGAAGCAAATATAGTTATTCTTTTTTGTAATTAACAAACTTTAATCACATTATTTTTAATTATTTTGCATAAAAAAACCTAACTCATTACAAGCTAGGTTCTTAAAAGTTAAATTATTTTAGATCAAAAAGGAAGCGAGTCGTCTTTTTTAGGATCATTTGCTACATTTTCAACTTCCTTTTCAGCTACTTTAATAACGTTGTCCGTCCAAACTACTTTACCATTTGCAATATATTGCTTTGGCGTTTTAGCATCTCTTTCGTCTTTTGTTTGACTATACGCCATACTTACATTGTTACCATACTTTGTTTCATCATTGATAAATATTTGTGTATTTAAATATTTACCGTCTACTAATCTACCTTTATCTACCTTTGATAAATCAATACTTAAATTTAAAATTGCTGACATTACTTTTATTTATTTAAATTATTAAAAATGTGTTCTATTGAAAATGGAAGTTTTTGCACCTATACCGATTAATTTATTACTTGTTTTTAACTGCTAAACTACTTTTGCTAAACGTTACGATAGGAACATCTAAAACCTCCCCTGTTTGTTCATTAAGCGAAGATATATTATTCTTTTGATTTTCGTACACCGATTTGTATTTATTCTCAATTTGCCTTAAGTTTTCTTTTGCTTCGTTCCATTCTGCAATATTACTAAAATCAAACTGTTTTCTTCCCTCCGTTCGTGTGAAAGTGTATGAACCGATTTTAAACGTTTTGTCGTACTTTTCTGATTCATTGTAAGCCAATGTATCAATTTGTTTTTTCGCATCGTTAAAACGCTTCTCTAGTTCTTTAAATACTGCGAAGGCTTCTAGGCTTGAAGTAAAACCTAAATCTACGTTTCTGATTACTAAATCAATTTGATTTTGAATAACGTTAATTGAATCGGTAGTTA